CAGATGCTCCAGAACCCGGCAGCGGGGAATGATGCGATGTTCCGCAAGGAGGAGCTGAAGTTTATCGATATCCGGCCGGGGACGTTGAATGTTTACATCATGGTCGACCCGGCCTCGTCGAAGAAGAAGAACTCGGATAGTACGGTGATTGCGGTGATCGGCGTCGATGCCCATCGTAACAAGTACCTGATCGACGGGCACCGCCAGAAGATGAATTTGCAGGAACGCTGGACAGCTCTGTTGCAGATACGGCGCAAGTGGTTGCGGGATCAGGGCGTACAGGCGGTGCATGTCGGATATGAGCGCTTTGGGATGCGCTCGGACCTGGAATATTTTGAGGAGTGCATGCAGCGCACCGGGGAATCTTTCCCGATCGCCGAGCTGGCATGGCCACAAGAGGGACCGGGTAGCAAGATCGACCGCATTCAGCGGCTGGTGCCGGACTTTGGACAAGGGAAGTTCTTTCTCCCGATGGCGGTGACGCGTGAGGTAGACGGGAAGAGGGTCACAGCGGAGTCGGCCCGGCAAGTCTTGATGCGTAACGAAGGGCAAGCCTGGCGGATCTTGAAGCCGGTCGTGAGAAGGGACCACGAGGGGAACGCTTACAGCCTCAATAAGGCGTTTCTCGATGAGTATCTGGTCTACCCCTTCAGTAAGCACGATGACTTCCTGGACGCCTGTAGTCGGATTTACGATATGGATTATCAGCCGCCGATCATTATCGATGAGCGGACCTTGGAACCGGAGTGTGAGTGATGGCCGAGAACAACGAATCAACCAAGTCCTTTGAGCAGCTGGTCCAAGAGATCGACCCGGAGCCAGAAGACAAGACGGCTTATCGCTTCAGTAATGGCCGCAAGTTTGAAGCGGCGGGCGTACAGGGCGACGAGTGAGGCTGCGCAGCAGTGAGTATGACCGCCTGCCGGAGTGCATCAAGGCGACCTACAGCGAAGAGCAGTATTTGTGGCTGTCGGATGACGACAAGAAGCATTTGATTCAGAACGAAACGGAGCCTGAGTGTGAGTGAGATCCTTTACCAGAATGCCGATGGCAGCAGCATGCAGCAGAACCTGGCCGATATCGACCGGGCCAAGGCGATCAGCGAAGTGTTGCAGCGGCATTATCCCGGGCACCATTGGGCGGTGAATGTCAATGGCGAAGGGGGCGTAGCAACGATCAAGAACTTCTCCCTGTCCGGGGATTGGGGCTTTCTGTTGATGCTGACGGCCTTCTCGGCGTCGGAACTCGATAAACGGGTGGTGATGGCCGGCGGGGAACTGCTGGAGCGTTACAACCTGTCGCGGGGCCGGCGAATAGAGGCGGAGATGAACGCGGTGCGCTTTGACGGGCTCGGGAATGCGGAGTTTTTGCAATGATGACAACCATGACGGACGACAAGAACGACGGATTCTGGCTCAACCTGGCGCGGGATGCTTACAGCGGCAGTGCCAGTTACTTTGACACCAATGTCCGCAACCGGATGATCGATGATATCCGCCAGTTCCAAAGCGAACACCCGGCAGGCTCGAAGTATCACACCGATGCTTATCGCTTGAAGTCGAAGCTCTTTCGCCCGAAGACGCGCTCGGCAATCCGCAAGAATGAAGCGACCTGTGCCAGCGCTTTCTTTGCCACCGAGGACGTGGTGAATGTGCGGCCGATGGATGATAACGATCAAGGGCAGATGGCGGCAGCGGAGATCCATAAGGCGCTGCTGCAGTATCGCTTGACCAAACCGAAGCCGCACGGCCTCCCCTGGTTCCTGACCGTGCTCGGGGCGTATCAGGATGCGCAGACCGTGGGGATTGTCGCCAGCTTCCAGGAGTGGGTGAAGAACGATCTGAAGAAGATCGATCGCCCGGATATCAAGCTGCTGCCGGTGGAGAATTACCGCTTTGATCCGGCGGCGGATTGGCGCGATGTGGTCGATTCTTCTCCGTACTTCATCATCCTTTGGCCGATGTACGTCAAGGATGTCAAGGCGCGGATGGCGAGGAAGATCCTGGCGAGCGAAGAGTTTGAGAATGACCTGGGCTTGATGGAGACCCGGGAGATTGAAGTCGAGGATAACGCCGGCCGGCCGTGGGCGTATTGCAACGACAACGTGATTCTCTCGGCCTCACAGCAGACCCATGACACGATTCGCATGACCCGCGAGAATCGCACGGACAGTAAGAACGCCAATGCGGCGCTATCGGATTACACGATTGTCTGGGTGCATCAGAACTTTGTCGAGGTCGATGGTCAGGACGTGACCTATTACACCCTGGGGACGAATCATCTGTTGTCGTCGCCGGTGGCGGTGACCGATGTGTACCCGCAGGGACGGCCGGTGGTGGTCGGCTTCAGCATCATCGAGGCACACAAAACCTATCCGTCGAGCGTGCCGAGCCTCACCCGCGACACCCAGGGGGAGATCAACGATGTAGCGAATCTGCGCATCGACAATATCAAGCTGGTATTGAACAAGCGCCATATTGTCAAGCGCGGGGCGCAGGTCGATTTGCGCTCGTTGACTCGTAACGTGCCGGGCTCGGTGACGCTGGCCAACGATCCGAATGGTGATGTACGCTTTGTCACCACCGATGATGCCACCTCGTCGAGCTATCAGGAGCAGGACCGGCTTAATCTTGATTACGATGATTTGTGCGGCGCTTTCTCGGGGTCGAGTGTAGCGAGCAATCGCAAGCTCAACGAGACGGTCGGCGGGATGAATATCCTCACGGCGCAGGCGAATCAGGTCAGTGAGTATCAGCTGCGCACCTTTACCGAGACCTGGGTGGAACCGGTGCTGCGGCAGCTGGTGATTCTGGAACAGATGTATGAAACCGATGAACGGATCTTGGCGCTGGTCGGCAGTCAGGTCGATCTTGAGAAGTATGGTTTCAATGAGATTAGCGACGAGCTGATTATGCAGGACACGATTTTGAATGTCTCGGTCGGGGTCGGGGCGACCAATCCCCAGACCCAGATTGAGCGCTTTGCTTTTGGTATGTCGACCCTGGCCGGGATTCTTGGGCCGCAATTCATGCAGAAGGCCAAGGCGGAGGAGATCGTCAAGGAACTCTTTGGCAAGCTCGGCTACAAGGATGGTAAGCGCTTCTTCGAAATGGGCGATGAAGAGGAACAGGATCCGCGGCTAGCTGAAGCGATGCAGATGATTGAGCAACTCAAAGCGGCACTGGCGGCAAAGAATCCGCCGGAAGTGGTGGCGGCGCAGGTGGCGAAGCTGGCCGCAGAGCAGGAATTGTTGAAGGAGAAGGCGATCAATGAGCGGGTGACCGCCCTCTTCTCGGCGATGAATACGGCGCAAGTGGCAGTGCAGACGCCGGGCGTGACCGTGGTGGCCGATTCAATTGCCAAGAGCGCCGGCTTTGTCGATCAGGATGGCGCCGCGATCTACCCGCAGAACGTGCCAGCGCAAGCCATCCCGGAAGCAGCGCAGATGGCAACGAATACCTCTCCGAACTTTCCGGCCCGGCCGGAGCAGGGGATGTTGACGGGGATCGAGTCGGGCCGTCCGGCTGACGTTCAATATAATGATGAATTTGTGGAGTAAAGCGATGCTGCGAACGATCTTTGGCAAAATACACCGCTTGCTGATGGGGAACACTCCCGAGACCGAGGCCAGTCTGGAGCAAGTAATTGTCTTTGGCAGTGAAGCGGAGAGTTTTCTCCGTTCGGATTTGGGGCAGTATCTCCTCGACCGCTCGCAAGACGAAATCAATACGGCGCTACTGGCGCTGCAGGATGTGGAGCCGCGGGCCTACGAAGAGATCCGCAGTCTGCAAAACGTGATTCGCCGTAACCAGGACGTGGAACGCTGGATTGGTGAAGTGATTCAGGCGGGGATCGATGCCCGCAATCTTTTGGCTGGAGAAGAATAGGAGCTTATGACGATGGACGCTATCCGCAAGGACGGGTCAGGTAGTGAAACAGGCGAAGAAGGCGGGGAAGCAACGGACCAGGCGGTCCTCTCTCCTCGCGAACTGATGATGCAGGAGATCAGCGACCAGATTGCCGGCCAGCAAGAAGCTGCGGCTGTGGCAGATGCGGATGCAGCCGCGTCTGTAAATTCACCCCTATTACCGAGCGTGCTGGACGATGATCAGCTCGACAAGGTGATGGTGCGGGTGAAGGTGGACGGCCAGGTGGTTGAACTCCCATTATCGGAAGTGACCAAAGGGTACCAGAAGGATGCGGTGGCGTCCCGCCGGCTGGCGCAAGCGGCCGAAGAGCGCAAGTTGCTGGATGCGGAGAAGATGGCCCTGGCAGAGCAGAAACGGCAGATCGAGACAGCCGGCACACTATCCCTGGAAGACGACGGGGACGTGGATGCGCAGGTGTCGGCGATCATGGCGGGACTGGTCGAAGGGGACGAAGAAGCGGCGAGCAACGCACTGAAGTCGATCTTGAAGGGGCGCCAGAGTGCCACCCCGATCGATGAGGAATCATTGCTGGCCAAGGCAGAAGCGCGGATTGAGCAGAAGAAGATCGAGACAGAGAACGGCAAAGCCTGGCAGGAGTTTGTCGAGTCGAACCCGGCCTTTGGCGATGAAACGAGCAAGCAGCGCCAGTATGGCGATTTTCTGTTTGTCTCGGTGTACGGTCCACAAGTGCAGGCCGGCGAGATCAGCTACCGTGAGGCGCTGAGCAAAGCGGCTGAGGATGTGGCCACGGTCTTTTCACCTCCGGTCAATCCACGTCAATCGAAGATCGACCGCAAAGCGGCGATCGACAACCTGCCGGTGGCGGGGGCGCGCTCGGTGCGCACTGTGCCGGCAGCAGAATCAACGGAAGACATCCTCGCCGAAATGCGGCGGGAACGGGGGCAGCCAGTGTAAGGGCTGCTCCATTTAAGAAACCCACAAACCATTGCGGGAGACCGCCTGGAGGTTGTTATGGCTGGAGTCGTTTGGACCAACAACGAGGGATATCTCTCGGCAAAGAACCTGGACAAAGAGATCCGTCACGCGCTGCGGCCGGAATGCAAGTTCCGTCAGTTTGCCAGCGTCAAGAACGCGGTCGGCAAGAACGCCGGTGAGACCTATCACTGGAACGTTTACAGTAAGGTAGCAACACAGGGGACGGCCCTGGTGGAAACCAACACCATGCCGCAGACCAACTTCACCGTCACCCAGGGGACGATGACAATTACCGAGTACGGCAATTCCGTGCCCTACACCGGTAAGCTCGAAGCCTTGACCGAGCACAACATCAAGGAAATCATCAATTCGGTGATGAAGGAAGACGCCAAGGAAGCGTTTGACGTGGCGATTGAAGCCAAGTTTAACGCCACTCCGCTGCGGGTCGTGCCGACGGCTGGCACGGCGACTGATTCGGTCGTCCTCACCACCAACGGCACCGCCACCGCGACCAACAACGTCGCGCTGGGCAAGAATCACATCAAGGCGATCGTTGACTTGATGAAAGAGCGCAACATTCCTGTGTATCAAGGGAATGATTATGCGTCGATTGCTCGTCCGACAGTGCTGCGCCAGCTCAAGAATGATTTGGAGAGCGTGCACCAGTATGTGCAGCCCGGCTTCCAGATGATTCTCGCGGGTGAGATCGGCCGCTATGAAGGGATGCGCTTCTTTGAGCAGACCAACATCGCTGCCGCTGGCTTCAGTAATGCGAAGTCGGGTTGGGCTTACTTCTTCGGTGGCGATATTGTCGCTGAGGGTGTGGCGGTTCCGGAAGAGATCCGCGCCAAGATCCCGGACGATTACGGCCGTGGTAAGGGCATTGCCTGGTACTACCTCGGCGGCTTCGCCCTGGTGCATGGCTCGGCCGCTCAGGCCCGCGTCCTCAAGTGGGATTCGGCTGCGTAGTGAACGTGGGGCGGGTTGGTGGAAGCTGACCCGCCCCCTTTTTACAGGAGAAGAGTGATGGCAAAGACATTGGATCGGAGCAAGGACTTTGGCGAGATCTTTGGCGGTGGCCGGGAGCGCTTCGAGCAGGGCGGTTGCTATTTTGATGCGACTGGCCAGGAGATTGTAGCGGCAGCACCGAAGACCTTGAGCAAGAAGGAGCAAGCGGCGGAAGAGGCGCGTTTGGTCCGGGAAAAGGAAGAGGCGGAGCTGGCCGCGGCGATTGCGGCTGAAGAAGCGGCAGAAAAGTCGTTGCTGGATGAACAACTCGACGCACAAGCGGAGGTTACCGGCGAATGAGTTGGTCGATTGATGGCGCGCAAGGGTTTGAGGCGCAGAAGATCAAATATCTGCTGCCGAAGTATACCCGCGGCAAGGTCCTGGAGATCGGGCCGGGACTGGAAAAGGCGTTCCCGCACTTTGTCGGCTATGACTCGGGGCACCATTTCGGCCCTGCGCAGCCGTCGGTCGATGTGATCGGCGATGCCGCTGACTTGGGGCAGTTCAAGGATGAATCGTTTGATGCGGTCTTTTCGTCGCACTGCCTGGAACATCTGGACGACATGGCCGCAGCGCTCGGTGAGTGGTGCCGGGTACTGAAGCCCGGCGGTTTCCTTTGCTTGTATGTGCCGAGTGCCAACCTTTACCCGTTGTGCGGGGAGCCAGGGGCGAATCCGGATCACAAGCATGACATCTATCCAGATGACATTGCAACGATGCTTGATGATTCGCCCTTTTGGTTTCAGCAGGTGGAGTGCGAAGAGCGCAACCAAGGGAATGAGTACAGTCTTTTTGAGGTCTACAAGAAACTGACCACCGAGGACGGGACGGACGCGGACTGCGTAACCATCCCGCTCCAACGGAGCCAGGGGAAGAAGACCGCCTGTGTCGTGAGATTCGGAGGTTTTGGCGATATGTTGCAGGCCGCGGGCGTCTTCCCCCAACTCCAGGCGCAAGGCTTTCACGTCACGGTGATGACGACGCCAAAGGGGCAGGAGGTGCTGCAACACGATCCCTTTATTGACGATTGGTACATCGTTGATACCGATCAGGTACCCAACAATGAACTGCATGCCTTCTGGGCCGCGCAGAGTGAGCGCTTTGACCGCTTTGTCAATCTCTCGGAATCGATCGAAGGGACGCTACTGGCCCTGCCGGGGCGGGTGAATCATGCCTGGCCGCATGCGGTGCGCAAGAAACGTCTCAATCTCAACTATCACGAATGGACGGCGGAGCTGGCCGGGGTGGAGTTTAAGCCCTGCGCCCTCTTCTGGCCGACGGATAGCGAGATCGATGCTGCCCAGCAGCTGCTGACCTGGGAGACTCCGACCTTTAACGTGCTGTGGGCGCTGTCGGGCTCATCGATCCATAAGTTTACCCCGCATCAAGATGCAGTGATGGCGCGGATGCTGATCGATATGCCGGAGGTGAGGATTTTCCTTGTTGGCGATCTCGCCTGTCAGTTGCTGGAACAGGGATGGGAAGAGGAGCCCCGGGTGCTCTGCCTGTCGGACAAGCTCTCGATTCGTGAGACGCTGGCCCTGGCACAGCAGGTCGATCTGGTGATCGGCCCGGAGACCGGGGTGCTGAATGCGGTGGGGATGGAGAAGACCCCGCACAAGATTCTCCTCCTTTCCCACTCCTCGGCGAACAACCTCAGCAAGCACTGGCAGCATACGCAGGCCCTGGCGCCGAGCGATTGCGCTTGTTATCCCTGTCACCA